AAATGCCACAGAATACATTCCGGATTTTAGAGCAAATGAAGATACTGCAGCATCACCATTTGCTGTAACTGCAATTGAATTAGACGATCCATCTGTAATAGTTGCAGCATGAGCAACGAGTAAATCTGTACCACTAATTGCAGTAAGGGTTTCTTTTGTTGGAATAAATGGATACCTTCCAAGGCCCTTTGTAATTCTAAAGTCTTCCATATACCCATTATAATTATATGCAGTACCGGTATATCTTTGTCCAAGAAATAAAGTACTTTCGGTATACGGATTGGTATCTACGTAATCACTACCCTCTTGCACTCCATTTAAAAATAGTTGAGAAACACCATTATTTCTAACAAGAGCTACATGATACCAAGTGCTAGTTGACAAAGTAGTTGTTCCGACAATTCTTTCACCACTAGCTGAGTAAAGATAAAGTACATTATTATTTCTAATCCAAACAAGTGGGTTATTAGCATTTGAAGTTCTAGTATCCATTAATGCTTTAAAATTAGAATTAATTGTGTCTGGCCGAATCCAAAATTCAATTGTAAAATCATCAGTACCTAATGCTGGAAATTCTGATGTAATATAATCACCACTTCCATCAAAAAACATTGCTGATGAAGCATTTTTATTTTGACTAGTTGACGATTTAGCATCTCCGAATAATTTTACAGGAAGTGTATGAACACCTGTAGAATTAAAAACATTTGGAGTATCGTTGCATGTGAGAAGTGATGTACCAGAAATAGCAGTTAATGGTGCCGTCGGTGGAGTAAAGTTACTAGTGTAAACAGCTGTACCTTTCACAATACGATAGTCAGAAATGAATCCTGAACAATCTCTTGGATAAACAGGATCTTTACCAATGAATACGCTGTTTGAAGAATTTCCAAATGTGAGAGAAGATGTTTGGTTGGCTTTTGATACTCCATCAACATATAACTTAAAACTGGTTCCATTTCTAACAAAAGCAATATGATGCCAATTACCATCTGATGCTCCAACACCACCAGTATTTAGCATTGGCGCGCCTGTAGTGTAATCTGCCACATAAACAGATATGTCACCAGTAACGTATTGATTCATTATAATAATCCAGGTACCGGTAGCCCCTGCCGTGATCGCGCCTTTTGTCGTTAAGGTTGCGTATTGATCAGTATCAGTACCTCTGTACCAAAATTCAACTGTAAAATCGCCATTTCCAAATTCTAAACTAGCATCATCGGAAATCTCAAGGAAATCACCGCTTCCATCAAAATATACCGAGGCTGCATGTGAAGAAGCAGAATAATTTACATAATCATAAGGCCCAAATCTTTCAACTTCTGGAGTCCCACTTTTTGTAACTGAGTGGTTACTTGAAGACCCATCATAAATATGTGGAAGATGACACGTTAAAAGACTTGTTGCAGATGCTGCAGGATCTGTTCTATTTGTATTATCAGGATATGTTCCACCCGTTGTAGTCAACGGACCAGTAGGAGGTGTGAAATTACCAGTATAGACAGCAGTACCTTTAACAATCCGGAAATCTCTAAGATAACAACCAGATGTCCAACCTCTATTAGATTGATATGAATGGCCATTGATCACACATCTACCCTCTGCATAAGTGGTACTATCAGACCATGTACCTCTAGATAGTCCATCTATATAAAGAGTGGTGGTTGATCCGGATCTAACTAGAGCAACATGGTTCCATTCTCTACTCTTTAATGCTGTGTTTGCATTTTGAGAAATTCGTTGTGATGCGGCGGCATATAACCCAACTTGATTAGAACTGTTAATATTAACTTGAATATAGTTACCGTTGGTACTTGGTGGTCTCATATCAGGCATACTAGTCTGATCGTTGGGTGTACCGTCAGGCCAAATCCAATATTCAATAGTAAAATCACCACTGCCAAAATTGAAATCTGAATGCTGAGCAAAAGTGAGTTGCTCTGTGTTTATCTGATGGACACTATAGCCGCCGGGATGATAAGGAGTGAATGCTTGAGCAGCAGCATTTCCATTTACTGAAATTGAATGTGTATTACTAGAAGCATCATTGATAGTAGTATTAGTACCATTATTACCTGATGCTTTTAACAACATAGATGTAAAGTTTGATTTTGCAACATTAAAGGTAATCGTGAAAGTTGCAACCTCACTAGCAATATTGACACCATCTGTTGCTTTAAATGTTAATGTACCAGATGTAGCTATGCCGGCAGAATCTTCGCTAAATGGTGTAATAGTGAATACTGAAGAATCTTGAGACACCGTAGCAATACTATCAAACCCTACATCAGTTACTACGCTGAATGTAATAGGAAATCCTTCAGAGTCGGTTGCAGTAATCGTAATAACAGTAGTAGTAGCACCATCTGTTGCTAATTGGAACGGAGATGAATCTCCACCAGCTGTTTGAACTGAATTGATAGAAGGAGTATTATTAACAGTAGCAATATTGTACCAACCGCCATCACCTCTAATGTACAATCTCTGATTGGATGAAACATATCCTTGAGATCCTACAGCAATACCAGATGTCGGAAGATCTGTAGTACTATCGTATACACTAAAAGCTGCTGCACTACTTGGAACAAGTCCAGCAGATGTAATAGTGTCTGCTTTTACAGCCTTACCAATACTGGTGGCAATATCTCTTGCTTTTGAAATAGCCATTAGTCGCTTAATATACTCCCTACAGCAACACTTCGCCAACCATTACCTGACCAAATGTATAATCGATTTGTGTTATTAGACCAAGCTAAATCTCCAGTTGAATTTCCAACAGATGGAATAATATCAGTTGTGCTATATTTAGTTACAGTTCTAGCAAACTCTCCATTGTTGTCAATGGTATTTTTCTTAACAACTTTGCCAAGCCTAGCTGCAATTTTACTACCTATCGTCCTGGCCATCGTCTCTCTCTTGAGGTTCTTCACCAGCTACTTGCTTACCAATCATCTCAATATCTTCATCTGTAAAATGAAGAACATTCTTTTGAATCCATTCTTTAGAGAAGTAATCACCAACATAGTTTGAAATCTGATCAAGTGTTTGTAGTCTTTCTCTTAACAGTTCTGCATCTCTGAGTTCTGTGAAATGATTATCACGAACATAATCCATTTGGATATCAGTTTTCATAATATCCCAATCTTCTTGGGTAATGATACCTTTAAGGATAAGTTGCTTTCTCAAAATTTCATGGAAGAGAGTTGAGAATCTCATACGGAGTCTGTCAACAAACTTTTGAAACTTCAATTCATCTCTATTGATTTCCGACGATCTTCCTAAGCTGAACTGAGCTTCTTGTTCAAGTCGATTGATAGGAACATTAAGTGAACGATACATCCTCTTTTGGAAGTATACAATATCTTCAATCTCACCTAAGTTTTGACCACCTGGTAACGTAGAAATCTCAGTACCTCTACCACCTTCACGTCTTGGTAACCAGAAATCTTCAATCATAGCTTGGTGTTTACGATCATCTCTAATCTCACCAGTCTTCGCATCATACACTAATTTGTTACGATAGCGAGCCATGATATCTTTCATATATTGTTCAGCTTTACCACGAGGTAAGTTACCAACATCAATATAGAACATACGTCTTTCAGGTGCACGAGCCAAACGATAGATGACAAGAGCGTCTTCCATCATACGCAATTGGTTGATTGGCTTCAGTGCTTTGTGAAGATGTGATACAATCTTTTTACGGCCTTCATCAAGTAGGCCAGATGTACAATAGCTAACAGAGTCCATACTAAGTTTAACACCTGAGTTTTGATGAGATGCACCAGGCTTTTCATTGTAGATATAATACTCATCTACATTTTCAATCAATTGTACTCCAGTTTCAGGATCTCTTTTCTTTTTAACTTGTTTTACTTTTCTCATCTTAGCAGCATCTATAGGACGAATCTCTTGAATGCCTGCTTTTAGATTTGATTCATTAACAACTAAGTGATGATAAAGTCTACCATCTACATACCATCTTCTAAAAATATCATGACCATACTCACCAAAGTTGAGCATACTTAAAATATTATCGAATTCTTCTTTGACGGTCTTTTTAATCTGATCACTAACTTCAACACCATCAAGATTAATATCAACAGATTGCTTTGTTTCACTTCCGGCAATAGATTCATTTACAATATCTTCAATAGCAGCATCAACCTCAGGGTGCATTGAAACCCCACGATACTTCATAATCAGATTGTAGTTGTCTTTGGCGTCATCACCGTTTATATTTAAATACTGGCCATAATGGGTACCAGCGGCTGTCACATATCCTGCGCCGTCATCATCACGCGCAGGAACAATAGACGGTTTCTTTTTAGGATCATCCGTCTCTGACTTTTTGATTTCGAAACCAAATAATTTAAAACTTCTTTCAGCCATTTATAAATCCTACTATAGTTAGAGGGCCAGCCGGAACTGGCCCCCTTATTTATTTACGATGTAGTAGCTGGATTCAAGCTATCAAAATACTGATACTGGAAGGTTACAGTGAACCTTTCAATTTCATCAGTAGTGGCGTAGCTTAGATCGATTGGGCTAAGATCTGAAGGGAATGCTCCTCTAAAGATATATTCTTTAACCGAATCACCTGCTCTATCAATTTGTTCTACTTTCAAGTCTGCTTCGTATTGTACTGGGGATGCAAGACCGGTATTGGCAGAATGTGCATTCATACCATTCATCCATCTTTCCATTGAATTACGTACAGCGAAGTCAGTATCGTTAATGATCTGTACAGTCCACTCAGCGAATGTTCTGT